CAGTGGTGAACGTAGCTCCATACGCAGTTGAACCCGAATCGTAAATATAACCATTACCACTGTAATAACCAACTCCTCCTGAATTGTGCATATAACTACTAGTGGTAACATTGGCGGAGGCACGCGCAATACCTAAAGTTGTTTCATCTCCAGAAAGTGTATATTCGCAGTACCATTTACCTGAACTAACACCCATGGTACTTGTAACCATACCATAACCATTAGTGCCGGTTTTATCACAGGTTAGGTTCCCATTACTTAATACTGTATTGGAGTCTGAATTTAACGGATTCAACGTCGCATAGTTCCCGCCATTGTTGCCAGAATCTGCCTCGTAATTTGTCGGCGTGTCGATCAGGCTGTCGGTGCCTGCGCCAGCTCCCTCGAAAAGTTTTTCTATGTAGTACAGAGATAGCCACTGATTACTAGAGTCAGTTCTAATTTCAACTTTAGTGAGCGTCTGTACGTTAATGTCAATCTGTTTATTTGAGCCAGCGCTTAAGGAGCTTGTATAGTCAACATCATTGACTTTTAGCCCAAAACCACTTAAACCAGAATCCAGTTGATAGTGAAATCTAAACTTGTCCGCAGTGATTGCAGAGCTAGGCGCATAAACAATGGTTGAATTACCTGCAGCAGCAATTCTGTTGGTCTTGTTAGAATCAAACAGGTGTGCCAGCGCATAAGTAGCGTTGTACGGAGAACCAGTCAGATCCGAAGTGTCACCATCTAAGAAAACGGCTCCAAACTCTGACGCCGTTAGGTAATTAACCGTCCAGTTGTTACTTCCGGCAGCATCGTTCCCAAGCGCAGCGTTGCTACTGTTGTCGCTGAAATCTAGGTGGAAACCATTGGTGCCATACGTTCCAGAGTATTCAATCGGATTCCACACACCAGTGTCGGCGTCAAATTCACCAAAGTCGGTCGCAGCAAGGGCTTGACCGTCGATGAAGTGAACGTCGGCTAGGTAAAAATTGCTATATGTAGAACTAGAAGCGTGTTTGCCAATATAGTGCGCAGATGCGGAACTGAAAGGGGAGTCTTGATTTTGAGTTGGAGCACTGTAAGCAGAGAAAGTTTGCTGGACTCCGTTGACATATAGTTTTATTCTGTCAGTTGCAGTTGACTGTGTTGAGTCATAAGCGTAAACGACATGATACCAAGCAGACGGGTCACGAAAAACAGCATTAGTAGTAAAACTTCCATTAGCAGCCGTATAAGGATTTTGCCTTAACTTGTCAGCACTAAAATAGAATGAACAATGCCCACCACTGTCTGGCACGGAGAATAGATAGTTGTTTGCATCAGCAGTAGTTAATTCAGAACGTTTTACCCACCCTGACCAAGTCCACGTCCTGCGATCACCTGAAGACGGAGTTCTGGAAAGATAACTGGAATCTCCTGAGTTAAACCGAAGCGATCTGGAAATCTCGTAGCCCGCCGCACCAGCAGCCCCGGCAGCGCCAGCAAGGATATTAGACCCAATAACGCTCATGAGTAGTTGGCGGTGAAGACAGCGTGAATGGAAGTAGAAGACCGCACGATGTAATCAATACGATCCACCGATGATGCAGCAGTAGACAATGTTGGGGCGGTGCCGCCTGCGAAGTCGTAATAACTGCCGTAAGCCAAAGTCCGGCTGCCCGTGCCGTCTTGCACAACAAAGATCGATCCGCTCTGTCCGGCGACAATGTTGCTGGGATTATCCAAGGTGCGATTGCCCGCAAGCGTCACAGTGAAGTTGTTTGAGTCGGCGAGGTTAATGCTGATGTTTGCTCCATCAGTCAGCGTTGTGATTTCACCGCGTTGCCCTGCCGTGAACGTTTGCGCCGTTGCCAACGCCGCCAAAGTGCTTGTGTCAGCCTGAGTGCTGACAAGCGAACTGCCTTCTTTAACGTAAAGCTTGTCTTGATCCGTTGCGTAGCAGATCTCTCCCTCTTGCAGGTCAGAAATGCTGCTGTTGAGGTTGCTGTAGGTGCCGCGAGCAACACGGACAGGCGTTCTGGTTGAAGGTGTTGGCATTAGTTGAACGAGCCTCCGTCAATAGCGGTGGAAGTAGCAGCAACAGAACCGCCAGTGGCGAAGTTTCCTCCGTCCACAATAACTACGGCATCAACCCAAGCCACCACACCTGATGCGCCACCACTAGAAAGAAGCTGACCACTTGTCCCGTAATTTGCGCCAGCAATGCCAATCTGCCCAGCTGGGCCAACCCTTATGCGCTCAGTGCCTTCAGTCGTAATTTTGAAGTGACCATCAGAACCTGTATCGACAACCTCAGCCTCTGTATTGCCTTCTGTAATTTTGTCGCCAGCACCAGCAGAACCATTTGAAGCTGCTGTAATGCGACCCTGAGCATCAACAGTGATGTCAGCTGCCGTGTAGCTGCCAGCCGTGACTGCCGTGTCGTCAAGGCTGACGCTGATTGTTCCACTACTTGTGACTGGGCCGCCTGTCGCCGTCAGGCCAGTGCCACCAGAAACATTAACGCTAGTGACCGTTCCGGCAGTACCTGCAATCTCAATGCTGCCTGCGCCATTGGTGATGGTGATGTTTGAGCCTGCCGTGAGCGTGGCTTTGCTCAGCGTGTTCCCCGTGGTATTGCCAATCAGCAGCTGGCCGTTTGTATAGCTGGTTTGGCCAGTGCCGCCTTTATCAACGGCAATCGTTGACGCTGACCAAGTACCTGTGGCAATCGTGCCAACGCTTGTCAGGCTTGAGGTAACAACAGCACTGCCCAGGCTGGTTGCGTCAAGAACCTTTGTCCCTGCAATGCGGAACTCTTTGCCGCTTGCAATGTTGATGTGTTCGCTAAACGTCCATGCGTCTGTCGAATTAACCCAGTTAATGGTTTTATCTGTTGCGCCTTTGAGAGTGATGCCGCCACCGTCAGCCGTTGTGTCACTTGGCGTAGCGACACTGCCCAGCTCAATGTTTTTGTCATCAACGGTCAAGGTCGTGCTGTTGACTGTTGTGGTCGTGCCGTTGACCGTCAGGTTCCCGGCGATTGTGATGTTGTTTTCAAGCTTGGCCGAAGTGATCGAACCATCAGCAATCTCGCTGGTGCCGATAGTCCCTGACGCCGCTGCAGTGATCCGGCCCTGGGCATCAACGGTGATGTCAGCGGTTGTATAAGACCCAGCAGTGACAGAAGTGTGGGCCAGCTTGTCTGCCGTGATCGCATCGTTAGCGATGTCCGCAGTTGCGAGCGGGTATGCGCTGACCTTTGTTCCGTCTACATACCCAAGCGATGTCCAAGCCGTTGAACCATCGCCAATCTTTAGGTAACCAGTATCTGTTTCATAACCAATCTCACCACCCAGCAGCGTCGGATTGTTATTTGTCCAATTCGTGGCGGTGTCCCGCCGCTGTTGCATTACTGTCGTTAGCTGGATCGTCATGATGCACCAGGGTCAAGAATGTACGCGGGGACCGCTGAAGCAGATGCCCCATTATAGGTATAGTCAGGGTCTACAGCCCCAGAAGTCGCGCCAACGCTTTGTAAGTCGCCTTGCAAAACTGCGTGACTTACAAGGTCAACAGACACATCAAAGCGGTCAAAAGAAACGTCAGTAACTGCAGGTGGACCCGCAAAACGCCAAGCCGTGTTCCCAAGCAAAGGGACAGGCGGATTGCCGCTGTAATCAAGCCACAAGGATGCAGAAGCAATAAAGAAATCAAACGACCCTTTTCGTTCTAAATAATGGGTCTTGATTGTATTCATGTCTTCTTCGTTCAAATGCTTGAACTGCAGCTTCAGGGTTTGTCGTACCTGTCTGCTGCCCCTACGGAAAGCGTTGTAGGCGCCATTTGCGCCAGAACGTTCTGCAGTCACAAAACCACCGCTGGAATAAACACGGACGGTTGGCGCTATGGATGGGAAAATGCTTGCCATGGTTAGATCGGTACAGCGACCAATTCCACCTTTACATTGAAACGCCCTGTTATGCCCCCCGGCTCAATCTCTAACTCGTCCGCGTATCGCCACTGATAATCAGAAGAACTAACCGGCACTGTTGAATAACCTGACCAGATTGAAGTTGGAAGGTCAAAGGGGATCAAACCACCTTCCTGCCCTACAAAGTGATCCGTAATAGATGTCTGCTGGGTTTCCGTTATAGACAGGAAAGTCAAAGAAAGTGTCTGACCTACAAGGTCAGTGCTGCTGAAAAGAAAACTGACTCCAACACCGGAAACACCTTCATGGCGTGCGCCAGGGAAATCCCCTAGCGTCAACGACCGTGAGTTTGGAGTTAGTGCGGGGAAGGTAGCCATCAGTTCACCGTAAAACTACCGTTAATCACATCATCGCTGATCTTTGCAACATTTGAGCCATTTAACGGAAAGTGCATAGCGCTAATCATTGATGTGCCATCTGTGCCATGAGTTATTGAAGTTATTTGATAGTGGTCGGCCTCCGTGCGATCATCTCCAACGTTGTTTTTCCGAAGACGCTGAACCTTGATGATGTCAGTAATCGAAAGATTGTTGGTCAGCAAAGGCGTTTCAAATGTGACTGAGTGAGTTGAGTGCTTGCGCGTCGCAAGTTGCAGTTTTGCAAAGTTCCGCGCATGTCTTCCGGTTACACAGCAATCAGTCATGTCGTACTGGACAACCCTTGCGTCGCTTGCAACATTGGCAAACCTGATTTGAGTTGATTTTTGCAGCCCAACGCGAAACTTTTTTGATTCGCGAAAAACGACTGAAATTTGAACATCTCTGCGTTCCTCCCCTTCGGTGTATTGTTTTTCAAAACTACCGGCAATAATGTTTGAATCCGTAAACGTTGCGGCAGGAGTTATTGCGGTGGTGTCAATTTCATTGCCACTTGTAAGAGGCAAAAGTGGTTTGAAGGCGTATCTGCCATTTTCTGAAACGAAAGACAGAAAAAAGTACGGCGCCATCGTCGCGATAAAATCAATGATATTCACGCTTTGCTCAATGATTCCATTAAAGAAAAGCCCAAAGTTTGTATGAAATGTTGCTAGCGCTTGCAAGTTTGAAGTATCAATAGGTGATGCAATGTCAGCAGTCGTGCCCGCAACAAGGCGTTTGTTAAGTGCAAACAAATGCATCGCTAAATCTACAAAGTGATGGCTAGCGCCTGTTGTCCCCGGAGTCCCTGCGCTATACAAAGCAACCTTCACACCTTGCTCAATCAGCACAGAAAGCTGGCGCGTTGTGGTTTTGTATTCACCTTGTACGCTGTCGCTATCGTCATAAATATCGCCCTGAATCTCCAGGAAAGTGATGTCGGCATAATCCGTAAAATCATATCCAGACGGGAAGTTTGTCGGATCAGCAACAGGCGATATATGGTCTTCAGTCACTACCGCGCCTAAGGTTGCATCTGTTGCCGCATTTGAGGTATTTGTTTGAGTGTTTAATACGCCGTTGCTATATTCCCAAGCGACTGGCTTGTCTTCAGCTGAAGACCCTAAGGATGTGTACCATACTCTGTCTGCTGGATTTGTTGCTTGACTTCTAGGTTCAGAAAGTTGCCCAGTATAAGCAGACGGGAAAACAGTGCCAACAGTCCGCCCACCAACCAATGTGGCTCCCGTATATCTGGCGTTAAAAATGAAACTTATTGATGATGGTGATGTCCCTTGAGCTGTCCAATATGCACTCGTTCTGTCAACACCCGATTCAACCTCAAATATCCTGATGTTTGATCCCGATACTGTCCACGTTGTGTTCGAAGTATCTCCAGAGCCAATCGTCAATAAGACGGAATTATGATACTGCGTGTAGGCGTCCTTGAAATAGTTAGTGAATCCATCCTTTTTTGCAACAGTACCAATAAAACTTGTCGCGTCAGGATGGCAAAAAATCTTTCCACTCGTGATTGGGCAAACGTTTGGCGCTGCAGCCATTGTGGCAGCTGACCTGTAATAGTTAGTCAGTGTGGGAACTGTGCCGCCACGCGCAGTTAGTGAACTTTCCCCCACATAAGTGGTAGGAGCAGTTGGAGTTGAAACAATCTCGCCTTGACTTATTGGATAAAGAAAAATACCAACAAAATTATAAGAAGCCTGTTTAATCTTCGCCGGTTGCATCCAAGTACCGCCCACTTCTCCCGACTGCGGACCATCTGTTGAACGCTTGCAGAACACAATCGGAACAATATCTCCAGGCGTTGCGGCTGACTGGTCTTGAGCTGTTGAGCTGGTCTTGCGCGCTTTCTTTGTTGAATTGATGTCTTCATCGCTGCGCGTTTGCGCAGTGCATAACGATGACTTTTTCTGTGCTGCTTTTTTAGCGTCTCTTGCCCTTTGAGCAGCTCGCAATGCACGCTTAAGCGCCTTTTTGTTTCGGCGTACTTGCCTCTTGTAGTTCCTCTCTAAGAATCCCATCAGCTCAAGATAGGGCCATATTTAGATGTGACCATGCTAAGCCCCGCGGGGCTCATTATGGCTACCCCATGCTTTAGGTCAACAACTGCGCGGTCTTCTGTTAGAGCCACGCCATCCGCGTCTAAAAACACATATTCAGCATCACGAACCACAAGCGAGCCGCCTTCCCTGATGACGCCGTCTTGGCAAGCTGCTCTCACACTGTGCAAAACCAAGATGTCAGACATACCTTTTGTTGTTCTTATCAACCATATTCGCAGTAATTTTGCGGTTTGGCACTTGCGGGTTGAGCTTATTGATCGCCGGGTTGACCGTCCAAGACACAGTGGTTTCAGTCACAGACGCCTCCTCGATGCTGCCGATATAACGGCTGATCAGCTGGGCGCTTGAAGCGTCAAACGCATCGCTGCCTGCATCCTGCACGTATAAACTCGCAATCACCAAGTTGTCAGCAGCTAAAGCGGTGTCAGTAATATCAACAATCTCTGCTGTCGCCGCCAACTCAACCGACAAATCATTGATTGAAGAGGCTTCAGTAGACCCGAAGCCATCGACATCAAAAGCAAGATACCTGTAATCCCCTTGAGCGCTTGTGTCGGCAGAACCAAGGGCCTGGACGCTTTGGTAGAAATTTTGCCATTGGTAGCTCGGGTTTCTTTTTGAACCGCTCAAAACGTTAGAGCGATCAGCGTAATACTCCAAAAAACAGAGAACGTCGTAATTTGCCATCAGTTAAGCCCCATGCTTGATCGAGTCATTTGATCACGGCGCATCATGTCCAAAACCTGCATCACGCCTGCCTCAACAGCTGCGCCTAGGTCAGCAGTAGTAACAAAGTTCTGCCCATCCATTTGAGTGACAGGACCAGTTTGAATGTTGACGCTTGCCGTTGAAGGAACGGCCATGCCGCCTTCTGAAAAACCTGGGATAGCACTTGCGCCACGCTTACCCGAAAGGAAGTTAGCCGCAAAACCAGCCGCCTTGCTCTGCGGAATAATGTATTCAGGCTCACCGCCCTCACCAATAAGGCCCAGGGTGGGGCCTTTGACAACACCGCCCCTAGCAAAAGGCGTAAACGAACCAAGGTTATAACCACCTTCAGCCTGTGCAGTACCGCCTCCGCTGCCACCGCTGCCACCGCTTGAGCTTTTTTGCCTTCTTGCACGGTTAAGCCTTTCTTGCGCCGCCGCTGCACGACTGATTTGATTTGCAGCCGCCGACGCATTCTGAGCGACTCGGATAAACATAAAGGAAGAATTTTGAGCATTGCTCGCTACCCGACCTGTAGCTGTTGCAAGGTTCTGTGAATTTGTATTGCTCTTTGAGAGATTAGTTGAAAGATTTCTGGCCTCTGTCTTGTTCTTAACAAGGTTGTCCCCGATTAATTTTTGCTCTAATTTCTGCCGCGCCGCGAGTTCTTTTTGCCTGAATACCGCTTCAGCGGCAATTTTTTGCTGCTCAGCTATTTGCCCTTGCGCTTTTATCTGGCCCTCAATAACACGGACATTCTGACGTTGGGCCTCAACTAGATTCTGTGTTTTTTCAAGAATAGCTTTGGCTTTTTCATCATTTCCTGCCATCTCTGCATTCAAAGCACCCTTCGCCTTGATGATCTCTACCTCAACCGCTGCGGCTTGCCTGCGGAACTCAAGCCGCTGCTGTTCTGCCTTAATGCTGTTAAGTGTTTGCTGGTAAGCAATTCTTGCGCCTTCGACTTCATTTTGATATATCTGTTTTGCAATGGTCAGCCTTTCTCGGGCTGAGCCTGCCTGTTCGTAAGCCCGTTCAAGGATTTGACCTTGCAGTTTATTGATTTCTGATTCTGCGTTAAGGCGTGCATCGGTGACTTTGACCGTATTCTCATAGGCTTGTTCTGCAGCAGAGATCTGAGCGTTCTCAGCCTCAAGAGCAGAAATGTGCTCTTTGGTTTTATCAATAAATTGCTGTTTAGCTCTTGCTGCGGCTTCAATAGCAGCTTTTGTTTGGTCAGCCTCAGTGCTGACTTGCGACATTGGTTCTTTTGTTTCTTCCGCCTTTCCTTTCATGGTCACAAATGCAGCGACAACACCGGCAATACCAGCAACAATGCCAACAGGGCCTGTCAGCACAGCAACAACGGCGCCAATACCAGCAGCAATGACAGGAAGCAGAGGTGCTATCGCAGCAAAAGCTGTCGCAACAGCCGTAAAACCAATCACAGCAGCTTGGACCGGCTCAGGCAGCTCTAAAAACTTACCAACCAACCCAGCTATACCTTTCAGGATCGGATCAAGGATAGGTGTCAAACGCTGCCCGATTGTCGTTGACAAATCTTTCATCGCTTTGTTGAACTGACGTACACCATCCGACTCTGGGAAGCCTTGTTTTTCGATATCTTTAAGCGCCTTGATAATCACATCTGTTGTGAGCTTGCCTTTGCTGCTGAGGTCTTTTAACTGGCCAACAGTTACACCCATTGACTTTGCAACGGCTTGACCGATTTTTGGCAGCCGCTCCATGATGCTTCTGAACTCATCCCCCTGAAGCTTTCCTGAACCCAGTGCTTGGCTTAACTGCAGCATGACGCCTTCAGTATCTGCCGTGCTGAGGTTCATTTGCTTTGCCGCAACATTCACCCCGTTAAAAACGGTTTTGATGTCTTCTAAAGATGTACCCATAGGCCGCAAACGGCCAAACAAATCGCCAACCGCATTAGCAGCATCTGTTTGCCCAAGGGTAAATTTTTCAGCGGCCTCGTTCGCAAACTGCTGCAGCTTGGCACTTTCCCCAAACTGATCGCCTAAAAACTTCAGCCGCTTTGCGGTGCGGTCTGCCTGCACACCAGCATCAGCCAAGCTTTTAACAACCGCACCAACGCCAAGGGAGCCAAGTACGCCTTGAAGGCTTACGGCTCTGCTTTGCAAGTTCTTAAAACTGTCTCCGACCCTCTTGGCTGCCCCACCAAGATTTTTTTGCAGGTTTCTGCTTGCCCCGTTAATCCTGTTCAGGACTCCTGAAACCTTGTCCTGCGCGGTAAGTTCAACAACAACCTGGCCCGCCACAAGAATCCCGCCGAGTTCCGTTAAGTCTACCGCCGCTTCGCTTTTCGGCGCATCTCTTCCTGTTCCTGAGCTTCTACTTCAAACAGCAAGCACCAAAGCTGCAGCTCTTCCCGGGACATCTTGCTTGAAAGCTCAGAAAGCGTGTAACCCAGTTCACGGGCCACACGCATCTGCACCCTCAAAGGCCAATCATCCTTGAAGAGCTTGCTTAGTTTTTTGCCTCATCCTCAGTGACGTTGCCCTCACCAGTGATCAGAGCAACCATTAGGGCCTGCAGGTCTTCGTCACGCACTTCATTTTTCAGTTCAGCAAGTTCACCCGCCTTAAACATGCGCTGACCGCTTTCGTCAGTGGCTTTGTTGACCAGAAGCTGCAAAGCATACTGATTGGCATCATCAGAATTGGCCTGCTTTTGCGCACGCTCACGCTCTGCCATCGTCAAAGGCGTTGACCAAAATACAAACTCCTCTCCATTGCTCAGGATCACGATGCGCTTTACTGGCGTCAGATTTGCAGCCTTTTTAAGGCGATCAAGTGCGCGTCCGCTTGCACTGGAAGACATAAAAACCTGTGAACAGTAAACAGATACTACTCATGAAAAAACCCCCAGCGCAAGCCGGGGGCAAACAAACCAACAACAGCTGATCAGGTTTTGCTGAGATCAA